CCGCCATAACAAGAATTATATACTATCTTGGTCACGCCACGCTCCATTCATACTCGTCTTGAGTATCTACAGATTCCATGCCGTCATCCAGCAAGTCGATACGGTATAGGGTGCCTTTAGGAATTTCACGGATGTTAAGATATGAATGAGATGAGTTAGCACCTTCACCTAATTCTTCTACAACCTGTGCTAGCACAGGATCATCACGCTTTATATCTCCATACCACCAATGTTCTGGATCTGGGCGAGTTTCGCCCTTAATTTCCCAGTATCGGTCGATTGCCTGTGCAGATATTCCAAACCCACCATAACAAGAATTGTATACTATCTTAGTCATCATATTAATACCTTTTCCTTAAAAAAAAGATCGCGAAACGCAAGAATTGCTTTCAAAGTTACTTCTTTATTAATTTTAACAGGAATTTTGCCTTGGGTTGCTATACCAAACTGTCTTCCACGTTCATACAACCATTGTTCTTGTCGTGTATAAGTATCATATTTTTTATTAAAAGACAAACCACCAAGTGCTTCTTTATAGCCAAGATTAAAATAACGGGTGTGCATTTGGTCCCACAAGGACGTATTCACGGTTTTTATTTGTTGAGGTCTTGACATGTATCATATTCCTTTGTTCTCATCATATTATTAATATACGATGTTTCTATAAAAATGTCAACCGGTATTTTACCACTCGTACTTGTCTTCTTCATCGCCGACAGGCCATTCAAGCTCATCCATGTAATCCAGGAAATCTTCATGGACCATGAAGTATGCCACTGCACGGCGAAGCGACTTGATCAGCTTACGATGCTCCTTACGAGTATCACACACATTTATCTTGTTGATATAATCCTGGATGTTTTGCTCGAGAACACGTTGAAGTTCCTGCAATACGATAGCATCAACCTGCTCTGATTGCAATTCAATATTGACTTTCATTTTAGTTTCCTTTTTCCATCGATCAATTCCCAAAGTGTCTATCATGTTATTATAATAAGAGTTTTGTCTGAGAATGTCAAATGCTCATACCAATGTCTTGAACATTTCTTTTCGACCATCTGGTCCCATCTGGATATCAAAGATAGTAGCAACTCTCTGAAGCATGGCACAGGCCATCATCAATACTTCTTTCTCATCATCACACATCATGATCTGTTGGTCTACTGGTTTTATCAACTCATTCATCTGGTCGTTGATCTTCTTCTTATCATACGCTTTCATAATTTATGCTGCCTCCGCCATTTCTACTGCCTTCTCTAATGCGTGTACCTTACGCTGACGATTGGAACCATACCAGGCCGACTGTAGACGTGTCTCTGGGCTATGGCCCAGGAGATGGTCCACTGTATAAGTCACGGCATTGAATGCCTGCCAGAAAGTACCTTCTCCAAATTCTGCACCTGGCTGAGTTTCAAGAACCTCAAATGCCTGCTGAGCAGGACGTGAAAGGACCTTGGTATCTTTTGCCTTGGTGGACAATGCTGGGAATACTGACTGGAGATATTCAGTAAGAGACTCACTAGTGAAGTTCTTTGTCGAAAGATGTTCTGCAACTTCCTTGTACGTATTCATCTTGGTCGATGCTACTCCCAGCGTACGCTTTACTAATTCACCATCAAAGGACCGGCGATGGTTAAGACGTACAAAGAGGTCACTAGAAGTACCCAGAGAAAGAGTAAGAGTATTATTACATACCACACGAATCGGAGTAAACCGGATATCAATGCACTTCCCATACTCATGAGGATTGCTAAACAAAAGATAACTATCAACACGATCACCTCCCAGAATCTCAAAAGAATCCTTTACCTTGGCCAAGGCCCAGACGTTCTTGCCTTCCTTGAGAGAACCAGCAGTATGCATCTCCATGTCACCTGCATCTACGAAGTCCTTGAAGAACTCGAATGCTGTATGATTCTGCACAGGATTCCAATCTTCCGAGATGTTGGAAAGGATCTTGTTGTCAGAAGAACGTACCAGGGCACTCTGTCCCGTAGGAACAAGCTGCTCGCCGATACGAACAAAAGCCGGGATCTTATCCACAGTCCAATCAAGGCCTGCTTTTACGAGCATCTGATCTGGTGTAAGATCATTGAGGACTGGAACACCCAGACCGTGCCAAGGAGTCTCACCAGCGTATGCCATAGTTTCTACTAAATGTGCCATCTTATATTTCCTTTGTGTGTTTCTATTATTTGATATTACGGTATTTTAATAAAAATGTCAACTGTTATTTCACATTGACCAATATGCTTCCATTGCTGGATTGCAGATATAAGGAGTAGAAGCCAGGATCTCAATCTGCTTGCCAGTCATTATGTTCGTAACAATCTTCGTACGCTTGGACTCGATAAATGCCTTGCGATAACCTCGGACCTGGGATTTGGCCGTATTGAAGTTTTTGCCCATCTTATGGCACATTTCCGACATGATCTCAATATCCGTATCGCCACGGTTCATGGCTGACAGGATGAAGTTCTTGATTTGGTATTTCTTGGAGCGTATCATTTTCGTTTCCTTTGTTTCTTTATAATACCAATATACGGTGTTTTAATAAAAATGTCAACCAATATTTTCAAAATAACGCACATCAGCTGCAGTGGTGTATGGATCTTCTGCCATAATCTTGGCAGTCAGTTCTTCCGTTAGGCCATCGATCTTGGCTAGGATCGCGTTAGCGAGGCCGTATGCCTCACCGTCCATGGCCTTGCTGTAGCTGGCTTCGAGGAAGTCCAGAGCAGACCGGATCTGATCGATGTTGAGGTAGTTGTACATGCTGTTTTCCTTTGTTTTCATCATATTATTAATATACGATAAAACTTAGAAAATGTCAACTGCTTTTATTAAAAAAATAAAATTAATTTGGGTGTTTTTTCATCGTGCCGTCAGGGGACACATGATACGCATGGAAGCGAGTGTTGGGATACTCGCGCTTCAATCCGAGGAAAGCATTGAGGTTTTCTTTGGAATCATCATACATCCTAACATGCGAATAAGGATGTTTAGCTAAATGTTGTCTGATATAGACCAACTTCTTCTGAGCAGCATCTCCGCCCGGAATGTTTCCTGCTCTATGCACATGAATCTGGTCCATTTGCTTAATACCATGAGAGCTAAGAGTTTTTAAAAATTTATCTTTGTTATCGAGGTCTGCTCTTGCCGTATTGATGATAACTTTATTTTTAGGATTCTTCTTTGTCGTGTTCTGAGCAGCATTAATCGTACGAATCATCTTTTTGATAGGATGAGACTTGCTAAACACTGCAGAACTTCTAAATTCTCCATAATCATAGTGATGATCTGGATGCAATTTGTGTGTATTAAACTCTGATGGAGTTAATGCCTTGACAGTATTTCCTGCTTTGTCCTTGACATGGATTTTGGCATCGGAATGAACCAATGTGTCGTCCACATCAAAAACATGTAGCGCTGAGTTTTCTGTTATGTATTCTTTAAATGATATCATAACATTATTTATTAATTGCAAATTGTCTGATACTGCTGAACCCACTGATAACCATTCCAATAGCTACCCATGAATATGTTCTGGCACATCGGTTGATATCTAGGTTGATGATAATACTGCTGCTGATTCATAAGCATGCCACCAAGGATCAGTCCACCCACGATACCACCAAATACTGCACCATTGTTGTTATTATGGCGATATTGTTGGTGCTGATGGTTATGATTATGGTTGCGCTGTCCTGCCTCTGCGGACATCGTGCTTGCTATCAATGCAGCTGCAATTGCTAACTTACGCATATCTCTTCTCCATACGTTTACGGTTATAGGAACCGGTACCTTTTTTAGCAAGCACAATACGCTGGTGATACTTACGATCTGCCAGTGCTTTTGCCGATGCTGATTTGTGTGTCGTTGTTTTCATCATATTATTAATATACGATATTATAATAAAAATGTCAACCAGTTTTTATAAAAAAATTACCGTCTTTATCTTCTATCAATGTAGTACAGCTTTCGACCCAATCGCCACAGTTCATGTAGGCCAACCCATCTATATCACGTATATTTGCATGATGAATATGACCACAAATAATACCAGAAGCACTTTTCGATTTTGCATAATTTAATAGATTCTCTTCGTAATCTGATATAAAATTTACAGCCTTCTTTACCTTGTATTTTGCCCAGGCGCTTAGCGACCAATAAGGTAGATTGAACGTGTTTCGGATTTTAGCAATCACTGTATTAAGAATGATAGAGACATCATATGCCCAGCTCCCAAGATGGCTTAACCACTTCATCTTATTGACTATCACATCAAATTGATCGCCATGCAAGACCATGATCTTCCTGCCGTCAACAGTCGTATGGATTATAGTATCTTCTATGACGATATTGCCAAACATCTGAGGAGCGAACACTCTGAGGAACTCGTCATGATTGCCAGCTATGTAATAGATCTTGGTTCCTTTACGACCTTTACGCAAGATCTTCTGTATCACATCATTGTGCGACTGAGGCCAAAAAAAATTCTTGCTGAGAGCCCAACCATCGATCAGGTCCCCAACAAGATATAAATTGTCACATTCAAATGTTTTTAAAAAATCTAATAGTAGTTCTGCCTGGCACATCTTAGTTCCAAGATGAACATCAGATATAAAGACTGAACGATAATATTCCATTCTATTACCTATTACCGATTGTGTACTTTGTTACTAGATTCCAATTTCCTTTTTCTTTGAATGGTATTATCTTAATTTGATTGAGAGGAGCTTCTGGTGTTTCTGTCTTATCAAGATCTATTTGTTCTACTAATTCCCACTCATCCAATAGATTTATGATTCTATTACGTCTTGCTAAATCACCTTCGGAAAAATCAGCAGGTTTGCCGTCTAGAAGGAACAATTCTTTAAAATGAACTATATAATATTTGCCTTGTTTGTGTAAGATATGGCACGACTGATATAGAGTATTATCTTTTTTAGATGCTAACCCTATACGAGAAAGTGTCTCCTTTACCTTTAAAAAATCTTCCGGATTTTTAAGGCTCACCTCCACTAATTGATTTAGATTGAACATTATTACCACCTTTTATTATTCTTATTTTTATAAGGTCTAATTGTTCTTTAGATAGAAGTTTTCCTATCTCAAGAGCTCTTAGGTAATTCACGGAGTAATATTCTTGTATGATATTAATGTCTTCTTCTTCTTGACGTTTATATTTAATATCAGAATACCTATTACCGTGACGTATACTATTTAGATAATAGTCGTTTTTAAGAATATTATCCAAGGATGGTAACATATTAATCTCATTTGCATATCTAATCGTATCAATAAAAAACGACATGTTTCTATTGGTAAGAAAAGAATTATAATCTTTCTCTGCCAGTGTAGGATTATCAGATTCTCTTATAAGATCTTTTTTAGCTTTAGAATTAATTGCTTTAATAAAATCAAATGGCTTCACGGAAGAAACTCAAGTTCTATCATAACTTCAGTTAAAAATGCAGCTAAATTAACTTCTTGATCTGCCACAAATGCCGATTGATACTGATACTTACCAAGAAGAAGAACCAAATGAGGAATCGACTGTGGTTTAAGATAAGCGTATGCCTGATCATAAAACTTACGGAATACCGAAGAGTAATCTGAATCGGAACTCTCAGCCACCCAACGTCTCATTTCATTAAAATTCTTGCTTTTAACCAAATCAACAACAGCCTTAAAACTGTCATTGGACAGATTAACAAAGATACCGGAGTCAATACTACCAGTAGCCGAATACCTTTGTAATTCATTAAGAACACGACGCCAATCAGGAATGTGTTTGTTAATTAATTCTGCTACGACAGCTTTGTCAAACGTGACATTTTCTTTTTCTAAAATAGAACTAGCACGTTTAAAGAACTGCATAGCCAATTTAGGCATATCAGCTTTACTAATTCTAAACTCTAATACCGAACATCTCGAGTGTAGGGGCTCAATGATTCGGTTTTTAAAATTACAGGTGAGTATGAAACCGCAGTTCCTCGAGAATTCCTCCATGAAATTGCGTAGAGCTGGCTGTGTAGAATTTGCATTAAGGTAGTCGGCCTCGTCAAGGATGACGTACTTTCTGCCTCCCGTAAAAGATACCGAGGAAGCAAACTGCTGTATGTCGTTTCTAAGTGTATTGATGTCGCCATTCATAGATCCATTTATTACAAGATAATCTGCTCCAAGCTCCTCCAACATGGCGCGAGCCACTGTGGTCTTACCCACACCAGCCCCGCCTGTTAGAAGTAGATTTGGAACGTCTTTATTGTCTACAAATTGTTGAAAAGTCTTTTTCAGTTCAATAGGTAGGATACAATCACTAATCTTCTTGGGACGATATTTTTCGACCCAGAGAAATTCATCACGAACCATTTTATATTACCTCAGTTATTGAAAGAACTATTTGCCTCTGTAGCTACATAATACCTGATGGTATCTGCTGTAAACAAAGCCAAACCCTTGGATGATATTTTAACATTATAGTTTGCAGAAAGCAACTTAATAATGTTCTCAGCTTTAAAAATCATATTAAATGTCTTAGCTGTTTCACCAACCTTGATGTTAAACACGTCAGTGGTAGGATTCTTAGAATTAGTGGATGACATCTTGAGAGTAGATCCATCACCAATAACTGCGATATCTGGCAACTGTAAAACACCAGTAGCACGTACTACCTTCTGCAATTCTTCTTGTGTGATATTAAATTCAATATCAGGTTCTGGAAAGTTAATATCCTTCTCAGGAGGAGTAACGATCATGGAAGGATCTGCATAGGTATAGTTCAAAGACTGGCTTCCGGAAATAATAGTCATTTGTTTTTCACCAAAATCCAATTCTGGTTCATTAAACAATGAAACTACTCCTAGAAACTTAGATAGTTCGTAGATTGCAAACTGTGAAGGAAAATTCTCCTCCACAGTCGCCTTGGCAAAAATAGACTTTACAGGAGATACAGTCGAAAGAACATTGCCTGGCTTTACTAACAAAGAAGGATTAATAACAGCATAGTTCTTGAGAATGTTAATTGTGTTTTCACTTAGCTTCATAATATATATTTTCCTTATATTTTTTTAAAGTTCTTTAGCAAATCTTGGTTAGGTGTCTGTGTATTGATAGGTTTAATCTTCTTTGTGTTTCTACCGACAAGACCTGCATCAGCAGTGGCAGATGCACCAATCGATGCCAGAGCAGGCAACTTGCCAGCAAACACATAAGCACCTGTATGTTGCAGGTGCATCCATGGACACATCCATACTTTGCTGCCCATGTTACGGACATTCTGACAGAACATGTAATCTTCTGACAGATAACGCTTTGTCTTGGGATCGATGATACAATCGAAGTAAGCATGGATCTCACGGCTACCATCGAATGCTTCTGTACGGATATGATCTGGCTTATACGAATACTGAGGATATGCTGCCTTGTACTTATCGAATGTAGCACGGCGGATCATCATGAAACCTGTACCTGTCTCAAGCACTTGTGCGGGTTCATCAAGACGGATGCTCTTTGTAGAAGGATCGTTCTCATCCACTGCTGGATTGAATACAAAATCACCCACGAAATCTTCAAGACGATTGGGATCTTCATCAGCAACACCTGCATCGACTGCTTGCTTGATCTTTTCCCAAGTGATACACTTTTTAGGATAGGGTCCTGCAATCACATCATATTCTGATTCTGGTGTCTGCAATGCCATCATGGCGATGACGTCTTGCGGATTGAATCCGATATCAGAATCGATAAAGAGCATGTGTTCTGCATCAGAACGAAGAAACTCATCGACACAATAGTTACGTGCTCGAGTGATCAGCGACTCATTAAACAAGAAGTATGAGCGAACTTCGATCCCATACTTTACACAGAGCGCAGTCAAGTCGCAGATAGAACGTGTATACATTCCTCCACATTGTCCACCATACATGGGTGTGGCAACAAATAGTTTACGCTTTCTGAGCGCTTCTAGATCAATCTTAATTTCCATAATATTTTCCTTGTTTACCAACTACCATCATCAATGAATAGCAACACATTAATCGGCCCGACTATCAA